AACCTGACTTCATCATTTGCGTTTTTGACGTTTCCAAAAGCATCGGCTAAGGCAAACATCTGCTCTTGTAACGGAAGCTTGCTCAATTGCGCCGCATCAATGTTCAATTCGCGCAAAGCACCTTTAGCTTCACCTGTGCCTTGTGCGGCTTCAGCAAGTCGTCTAGTGAATCGCTGTACAGCCATGTCAGTGGTCTGTATTCCGACCCCTGATAGCTCTGCCGCATAACGTAGTGCGCTTAAACTTTCAGTTGTGACACCTAGCTTTTGTGCTGTTTTAGAAAGAGCATCAGTTGCTTGTAGTGAGTTGCGAACCAACAGGCCAATACCTGCCGCACCAACAACTCCGACTAATGCTGTTTTAAGAGAAAAGACAGCAGAGGTGACGGCTCCAACCCCTGCACTGATGCCTCTGAAAGCTGATTTAGTTTTATCAAATGCGGTAATTACAATGTTAAGTTTTTGATTTGCCATCGTTTACCACCTTGAAATAAGCCATCCATTCGTACAATTCGGAAAGCGGCATTTGCTCGATCTCACCGATAGTTTTACCAAGACGATCCGCTAGTGAAATTAAATTCATTCTTAACGAATCGTTTCTCAGTTTTTTTCGTAGTCCTCCACGCTTTCTACCGTGTTGAACATTTGTTGACCGATATCTGATATGACATTGAGATCAACTTTCATTAGTGCAGGGCGGTCATCTAATCCAAACAGTTTCTCACCTTGTGAGTTTTCTGCTTTACGAATGATCAGTTCTACCATCGCACCTAACGATGGATTGGAAATAAAGTCTTTGTGTTTCTTCTGAAGCACATCAACATCCAACCCATTGATCGGTGTACACCAAATTTCGGTGACACCTTTCTCATGCCATTCCTCTGGTACTTCAATTCGTTTTCTCTTTTGCTGATATAACTCAGCAAGCTCCATTCCAAGACCCATGAATTATCTCCAGTTAGCTTGTAGTAGTTGTCAAATCACCATCACCTGAACCTGCAAACGTAAACTCAGTCATGCCGTCAAAAGACGCTGTGATGTCTGCTTGCGTACAAATGACTGTACCAGAAAACTTATAAACAGTACCGTCACCTTCTGGCAAGATTTCAAAGTCTACCTTATCGCCTACGATAATTGCGTCTTGCTGTGCGGCATTGGTGTCGTCCCAGTACATATCAACGCTAATTGAATAAGCCTTCAGTCCTGCTACATAAGACCGAAACTGTGTGGTATCTGACCCACTCATTGTTGTAGTTTCAATCGTGTCTGCTGTTTGGCTGATTGTATAACTGCGAACATGAGTCAAGGCCGCAACCGACCCTCCTGTTGTCACTAATTTAACAACGCCGTTTTGACCAGTGAAAATAGCCATCTTCGTTACCTCGCTTGATTGGCTGTAAGTAAATGGCTCACACTGAGCCTCTCGTGAAATTATACATGACTCTGACTGTCACGATAATTGCCCCGACCGGATCGATACTACCTTCATCAACTTCAATGCTAATGATCTGCGTATCTAAGGCATAGCCGCCTCTGGTTCTGTCGTCATCGAGTTTTTCTTCGATGCTTTCAATTAACTCGTTTCTGGCTTTGTCGATATTCTTTGATTGAACGTAGCCAACAATTTCATACTCAAGCTCACCCATGCGATTACCAATAGAACCACCTATACTAGAATCATTTCTAGTCTCATTGGATGTGCGAATCAATAAAGCAGGGAACTGTGCGGCTGAAAGCTTGTTGAAGTCGAACGGCTCCCTAGTAACCTTCTTGGCTTTGACAGGTGTCGTCATTGCCTCTAGGGTCGTTACGATATTTTCTGCAATGCTTTCTCTAGCACTCATTTGAATACCTCGCGGCTAAATACATTGCGTAGCACTTTTTGGTCTTTTCTGTTTAAACCAAAGAAAGGTCTTTTGACTTGGTTGTATGCCGCTTTTTCAGCATTAGAAATTTTGGCTTCACCTTTACCTGCAAAGAATATTCTTACCTTCCCGTTTTGCGGTCTAGTGTTGGTCATTGACCTAAGCATATCGTTAGTTAATTGCAGGTTAACACCACGGTAGTTCACGCCTTGTGCTTTGCGTTTGAATGTTTCGTATTCTGGAGTGTAGCGTGCAAACGAACTTCCATTGATTTCTTTGCCATCATCAGTTCTTTCTTCAATGCGTTTAGTGGCAACCTGAGCAACAACATCTAAAGCCCGGTTGATATTGCCTCTGAACCGATTCTGAAATAATCCAAGACTCGCTAGAAAACTACGATTGTTGATTCTGACTGTTGCTGTCATCGGATCAAACGTCCAGTGAATGTCAGGTCTTTCTCTGTATCTTGGATGATGCCATCTTCATTGAAATCATATTCAACACCGTCAGCCAAAACAGACTCTAACTCTCGACCGTACAAGTCACGATAGAAGTCAATCATCAGTCTGAACCTGTCACCATCAACCCAGTTGGTTAGTTGCGGCAAAGCATACTTCCACAAAACCAGATAAGCGTTAGTCCGTGTCCATTGTGTGTCGGTCAAAAGACTGTCATTCATTTCGCCTTTGAAGCCAGTGCGAGGCCACCAACGTCTGCGAACCTCACGCTTAATATCTTCTTCTGCTTTGGCGTGTTCGTCAGCAAATGAATCAATGCCTAGATCAAGGATGTCAGGAACGATTGTCTGTAAATCTGAATCTTTAGAAAATGCCATTACCGTTTCCTCTTACGCATCCGATCAACTTGCGATTTAGTATACAACCTGCGCGAACTTGATGTATGCGTTGCACCTGAGTGGATTTGACCGTTTGGCATCCGATGCGTCTTGCCTGTGAAACGTCTACCTGTTCTTGTGTAGTACATTACCACTTCACCTTATCTGCCCAGTACGCACCTGAGAAAACGCCTTTAGCGATGTTCTTAGCATGACGCGCTTTGAACGATCTACGCTTTGCTTTGGCCGCTTGGCTTTCACCTTTTCTTGGTGGCGCAGTCTTAGCACCTTGCTGACCAAATCGAATAAGACGCACCTTGTCGCCTTTCTTCGCTAATACCGCATGGCTTTTTGTTCTGTGGCTTGGTGTCCTTTTGGGTTTGTTGTAACCCGCAAACCTTTGACCACGATAGGTAACTGCCATGAAACCTCCTAGTAGAGAAAACCCCGCACTAGGCGGGGCATCTCGTCAGACCTTACAGTCCTGCGTCAAAGTACATCTCGACACCGTAAGAATCGTCTAGCTCTGCTACGCCATAGATGGCAGTAGCGTTAAGCTCGAAACCACGGTTAGATGCGTCACGCTCTGGCTCAAGGTTGAAGTCACGCTTCATAGCCATTGCAATCGCTTCTGGTGCAAATACAGCACCCTTAGCATCGCCTGAACCGTCAACAGTGACGTTGGCTGATTCAAAGATGTCGATGCCTGCGATTGTGCCAACATATCCTGAACGCATTGCTTCGTTCTGGAGATCGCCGCCGTTAGGGTTAGCGAATGTGTTGGTCAAGTTAGCCTTTAAAGCATAAGTCTGGAATGGATGGAATACACCAACCAAACGACCCGGTGCTTTGTTAGCGCGGAGTGTTGCCGCCGCTTGGAACAAATAGGCAACTGTCAGTTCAGTAGTAGTCGCACCCAAAGAAGTTGAGAAGCCATCGAACAGTGCGATTGCGTCTGTGTCCATCTTAGTTGCGATAGAGTTACCAAGAACAGTTCCTAGCTCATCAGCAGGGTTACCTGCGCCCATAGCGGCTAAGTCAGTCAAGAACACCTGCGCTCCGACTTCACCAACTGTCACTGAGACAGATGAAGTTGAAACAGTTGTAGATGTCATGTCTGTACCTTCAGTCAGGTCTGCCGCTGAAACAGCAGGATACTTAGGTACTTGGATTGTAACTCCAGGCTGTGCTTCGATGTTGTACACAGTCACAAGGTTACGCATGATTGACTGCTCCTCGGCAGTAAACCGAGCCTGAGCAACGATATTGACGAACAGATCGTCTAAGGTTGAAGTAGTAGATGCGGCCATGGTGCCTCTCCTTTACAGTAAAAATTTACAAACGATTATCGCTTGCCCTTCATTGCGGCAAACGCTTGGCGGCCACCGTTTTCCCAGTTGGCTACCATATCTGCCACAGATAAAGGCTTCTGCGTAGAGCCACCTGCCGCACCCTGCGATCCGACACCACTAGGTGATGCTTTCACGAAATGAGGGTTAGCAGTAAGGAATTCCGAAACTAAGTCATTGACTCCTAACGGAACTCCAGAGTCATTATAACGCACAGTCCCATCTTTATCCAAAATTTCCACAGAACCGTCTTCTGACAGTCTCGTGTTCGATTTCAGTAGGGCTACCACCTGATCAGGACTGACTGCGTTGTTTTGGCTTGCGGCACTCATCAAAGCACCGTCTACCTGTATCTCTTGTAGTTTAGTCTTGTATTGACTTATCTCATTGTCTTTCTTCTCAGCGAGTTGCTGTAAGACCTTCTCGAACTCGCCTTTTTCTTTCTGGCGTTCGATTTCCGCTTGCTCTTTGGCTTGTAGTAACTGCCGTGCTTCATCTAGGTCAACTCCTTCGATTTGCTTTTGGAACTTCTTACGTTCACGGGCTAGTCGTTGTTCGATAATTCCTTCTAGCTCAGTTTGCGTGAATGTCTTTTCAGACGCTTCAGTTGTTGTTTCGGCCTGTTGCTCAACTGGTTGATTTTCCATTGATGCTCCATCGGCCATGATTTCATCGCTCATGTTACGAACCTCTTTTCGAGTTATACACGTTTGGGCTTCCACCCCATTTTTCGCATCGTCCCGTAAACATAGCGAGCGCAACGCTCTTTGCCATATTGACGATCCTTGCAAATCTTTTTGAGTCTACGTTCTAGTGCTTTCGGCATCACTCAGTCTCACTATCAAACACTGGCCGCCAATGATGGCGACAATTGTATCCACCACGGACAACAAACGGATCGCCCGGTGCTTTGCCTGCCCAGTCTTGTGTTGACCAAATTTCTCTAATCTCATCTTCAGTAAACTCTTTGTTCACTGTGTCTTCACAAAACTTTCTACTGTCTTGAATTAGCGAACCGAAATACTTCCACTTGGTCGCACCTACACGCTGACCTGCTGAGACATTAAGTGAGGCGTTGTACTGATTTGCGGCATCGGTTGCCATCTGCCTCGCATACCTCCGCATATTACGCCCTGCTCTATCAGCCGCATATATTTGGTGTAACTGCCTAACCGCATCTTCTGCCGCTTCACCGCCTGCGTTCGCAATATCAACCAGTCGTTGTATCTCGACCTGATCCGACTGAATGTAAACACCATTGATCTTTTGTCGGAGTGACTTAATTGACTCTGAGCGTGTGCGACCTGTAAGCGTGTTCTGATATAGCTCATTGGCGAGTTCGTCTGTGAACGTAACTGCGATGTCTTGAAAACCTTGAAACGATATACGCTTGAGATTGACAATGACTTCCTCTGGAAC